ACCTAATCAAGAAATACGAGAAAAGGGAGGGACAGAAACCGGATGCTTTTGATTCGTTGCGGCAGTTTATCGCTCGTCCGCCGAGGCCGTCCGATATCGTGTATCCGAACTCTCCACCGCCAGACTCTCCACCACCACGTAAGCAGCGCAAAAGACGCACCAATCGGCGGGGGACGCATGTAAAGGACTGGGCCTTTAATGTGTTGCTTTTCGCCCTTATCATGGATATGCGATACTACCGGGGCGGGAGCCGGGGAATAACCAAGGTCCTTGAAATCTTAAAAAGAGAGCGCATACCGGAAGCAGCAGGACACGATTACTACAAGCTCAAGAATCACTTTGAGGCGATCAACCTTACGGATATTTACGATTGCCTGGACGTGCTGCATGAATGCTGCAGGGAGTCGAAAAGGCTTGTCGAGATACACGACTGCGCCAAAAAACTTTGCAGCACCTACAAGGAACCAAGACCCTCAGAGGAAACGATCTTCCCGCCCGAAACTATCATCCCGGAGGGGTTTATTGATTTCCTTGTCGATATAGCCCACAGCGTCGGCTACAAAGACAATCGTTTTTTGGGTTTAAGCCGGTTTTTAGATATAAAGGAACCCTTCTCGCTCGATAAACATCTTCCTACCAAATTCCGCCGCGCCAAATAGCTGCCTTACCGAAACGAATTACCATCCGTTTTGACCAACTCCGTAATCCTCGCTTAGAATTGTGTTCAACGATATCGAAGGAGAACGGAGCCGATGGGAAAAATCCCCGTTTACGACATTCAAGTAGCTGCATTTCTCGAACTCAATTCCATCAATTTGACTCTCACGAAAGATCATGACAGCGGAAGAGTGATCTTCGAGGCACCGGCCGATGAAGAAGTCTATAAAATCCTCTCTCTCTATGAGAACAATGCGGAAGTGGGTGTAAAGACCTTCGCGGGCTTTCTGAAGAACCTGCGCGGCCGTATGCTGGCCGTAAGAAATGGGGAGAGTGAACGGAGGAACGGGGCGAATGGAACACGTATGCACACCGCCTAACCCTTCACGATTCAAGACAAAGCTTACCCTCTCCAATACCCTTACCGTGCAGGGTGCGCCTGGGGCAATCCGCGACGAGATCAAAAAGAGACTCACCCTTGAGAACCCTGTCTATCTTGAAAATGAAAAGATGGGGCGCTGGAACGGGAACACCCCGCGCTTTCTGAATTATTACCGTGAGTCTTCCACGAGCGCCCTTATTCTCCCGCGAGGCTTCACCGGGCAGACCATAGCCCTTATTCGCCAGCATGACATCCGTTTTCAGATCGAGGATCAGCGCCGGACTCTCCCGCCCGTTCACTTCACGTTTACGGGCGAACTTCGGCCCTTTCAGGAAGAGGCGACCGGGACGATGCTCAAGAAGGACTTCGGGACTCTATCAGCGCCGTCCGGCAGCGGCAAGACGATCATGGCGCTTTACCTCATTGCAGAGCGCGGGCAACCCACCTTGCTCGTAGTACACACAAAAGAACTTCTTAATCAATGCATTGCCAGGATAGAAACCTTTCTCGACATTCCGAAGCAGGAAATAGGCGTGATCGGCGCCGGTAAGATGAGGGTAGGCGAGAAGATCACCGTTGCGATGGTGCAAACCCTTGTGAAGATTGCCGACAAGGTATCGCCCTATGTCGGGCACCTGATAGTTGATGAGTGTCACCATTGCCCGAGCCGGACCTTTACAGAGGTTGTGAGGGCCTTCGATTGCCGGTACATGCTCGGTCTGTCTGCTACCCCATGGCGCCGGGACGGGCTTTCCCGTCTCATCTTCTGGTTTGTGGGCGACGTGGTACACGAGATCAAGAGGCCGGGCCTGATTGAAACCGGCAATGTCCTGTCCTTCGAGGTAGTGACCAAGGAAACCCGCTTTGAATCGGCCTATGACCCTTCGGCGGAATATACAAGGATGCTCTCAGAACTCACCGAGGACGTAGAGCGAAACTGCCTGATTGCCGATACCGTGAAGACCAACAGCCGGGGCCGGGGTGTCTCCCTTGTGCTGACAGACCGGAAAGCCCATTGCGAAGCACTTCAAAAACTCCTGAAGAGGCGGGGCCTCCACGCCGAAGTATTGACAGGCGACAGGACAAGCAGGGAGCGGAAGGCCATAGTTGACCGCTTGAACCGGGGCGAGATAAGAACCGTGATCGCAACCGGGCAGCTCATAGGAGAGGGCTTCGACTGTCCGGGTTTGACGACTCTCTACATTGCAACCCCGATTCGCTTTGACGGTCGATTGCTTCAATACGTGGGACGCGTGCTTAGGCCCGCACCAGGCAAGGACAAGGCGGTTGTTGTTGACTTCATTGATGGTCGTATCGGTGTGCTAAAGGCGGCGGCCAGGGCACGAGAGCGGGTCTACCAGGGCCAGACCGAGAGGTCGTTATGAAAAAGACCCTCTTTGACCCTGAAGTTTTCCCGATATTTGTTAAGCTCGGCGAAGTCGTTGAAGTCCGTATATTGAAGGCCCTGGGGAAGTCTGAAGCCTGGGGCAACGAGTATGCGCGGGGCACAGTCTCAGGGTACTTTGACGATTTCGAAGCCTTCTGCAGGGCAGTCAAGGAAGCAGACAAGGCCCTTCACGGCGGAATCTATTTCACCCTGCAAGGCATAGACTCCCGGTTGATCGCCCGTTCATTTAATCGCCTGAAGCCCTCGGACCTTATGACCTCAGATAACAACGTCCGGTTTTACCGATGGCTGCCCGTAGACCTAGATCCTGAAAGACCGGCCGGTATCTCGTCAAGTGATCGGGAATTGAAAGCAGCTCTTGAGCTCAGGGACATTGTAGCTGAATGGATCATCAAGGAGATGTCTTTCCCGCAGCCCATTCGCGCCATGTCGGGCAACGGCGGACATCTTCTTTTCAGGCTTCCCGATCTTCCCGTCAACGACGAAAACAAGCAGTTTATCAAGGGCACCCTTGAGGGACTTTCGGAGCGGTTTTCTTCTGACAAGGTTTCCCTGGACCGCACGAGCTTCAACCCGGCCCGGATTTGGAAACTGTACGGCACGGCTGCCCGGAAGGGCGACGAAGTACCAGCAGGCCCGGACAGAGAAGCCAGACCGTACCGGGTGAGCTACATAGACGACCTGGGGGACAATCAATGAACGGCACGCCGGTATCACAAGAGGCCATAGAAAAGGCAAAAGTAATGTTTCCGGCCAAAGCCCCAAAGATTGCGGCGTCGAACGGCAACGGTCGTCGGCTTGATGTAGGCGCATACCTAAACCGTTATGGAATACCTTACAAGGAGAAAGCGAATGGTACAGCCGTTATCTATGGACTTCTCAACGGTTGTGTATTCGACCAGGGGCACACGAGCAATGAGGCCGCGATCATTCAAACCGCTGACGGGGCACTACTCTATCAATGCTTTCATAACTCCTGCAAAAGCAATCCGGACCGGGTATGGAAGGCGGCCCGGCAAAAGATAAGCGGTAATGACAGGCTTGCGCCTTTTATGGAGGGGGCAGCGCCCTATGAAACCTCCGGTAATACAGCCGGCCGTGCTACCGGGGCTGGCGCTTCCTCTTCCCCTTCTTCCGACAAGTCGGACCCCGTTGAAGAATATCGAACCGACGACCTGGGCAATGCCCAGCGGTTTCTCGCCCTACATGGAAAGGACATCTTATGGTCCGGCGAGTGGCATGTTTGGAACAGCAAGGTGTGGCAGGGGGACGACACGCTTGAAGTGAACAAGAAGGCCGAGGCCATGCAGGGGATCATCCTCGATCAACTGGCGGGAGTGACGAAAGATCGACAACGGAAAGACCTCTTATCTCTTGCGCTCAAGTTGGGATCGCACAGCAAGATAAAAGCCATGCTCGAACTCTCGAAATCAGGAGTGGCCGTTACTCAGGATACTTTCGACGCGGACAAGTATCTCCTGAATTGCGATAACGGAACCATTGACCTGAAAACAGGGGAGCTTCTACTGCACCGAAGAGAGGACTATATCACGCGGATGGTCCCTGTTGCCTATGACCCGCAGGCCGCTTGTCCGAAGTGGACGGCCTTCCTAAAGACGATCTTTGCCGGGTCCGATACGCTGATTGCTTTTGTCCAGAGAGCCGTTGGCTACTCACTTACGGCCGATACGGGCGAACAGTGCTTTTTTATCCTATACGGCACCGGGCAGAACGGCAAGAGTACCTTTCTCAACGTTGTGACCAAGATGCTCGACGCCTACGCCGTTACTTGCAGAATGGATACCTTCATAAGCAAAAAGGGGAGTCAGATACCAAACGATGTAGCCCGGCTTAACGGCAGCCGCTTTGTCTCTGCCATAGAGACGGAGAGAGGCCGAAAACTTGCGGAGGGACTGATAAAGTCCATGACCGGGGGGGATGAAATGGCCGCCAGGTTTCTACATCGTGAGTATTTTGAGTTTGAACCCACGTTCAAGATTTGGTTTGGAGTGAACCACAAGCCCGTCATTAAAGACACCACTTTCGCCATGTCGCGCCGGATACGCCTTATCCCGTTCACGGTCACGATCCCCGAGGAAGGCCGCATTTTGAACTTTCACGAGACCCTTATTAAAGAGGAACTTCCCGGAATCCTCGCCTGGGCCGTGGAGGGTTGCCAGAAATGGCAAGAGGACGGCCTAGGCTGGTCCAAGGACGTAAGGGACGCGACGAGCCAGTATCTCACCGACATGGACGTACTGGGTGACTTCATGCATGAGAAATGCCACGTCGCACCGGGGGAGAAAGCCGCATTTAAAGACCTCTATCAGGCTTATCTCGGCTGGGCGGACGAGAACAAAGAGGAACCTTTGGGCCGCCGTACCTTCGGAGAAGTGTTGGAAGAGAAGGGTTTCCCGACCTCGATAGGGACGGGCAACGTGAAGGAGCGAAGAGGCTTATGCCTGATATGAATAGTTACCAATTACCTTTGTTACCCGGTTTTACTATTATTCCTTTTTTTCACTTTCCTATAGGGAAAAGTATAAAAGTGAGTAACAAAGGTAACTTTGAACATGAAAGGTAACTCGATTTCGGAGGGTGATATGGGCGAGATAGCGAAGCGGAAGCCAGGCAGACCGTTCAAGTACACCGCTAAGAGCCTAATGGAAAAGGGCCTTGCCTACTTCCAAGACTGCGTTCAAAAGAAAGAGCCGATAACGATTACCGGCCTTGCCTTGGCCCTCGGGACAACGAGAAAGACCCTTTGCGAATATGAGGAGGTAGAGAGTAACCCCGCATTGATAAACGCAACAAAAAAGCTCAAGGCCATGGTCGAGTACGCCTACGAAAAGCGCATGTGGGATTCAAATAACCCTGCGGCCGGGATTTTCTGCCTGAAGAACATGGGTTGGACGGATCGCCAGGACATCGACATCAACGCGAAGTTTCGCCCGTCTTCCTACACCGAAGAGGAAGAGACAGAACTGCGCGAGCTTGCCCGCCTCCGGGCGCTGGGCGAGACGGCGAAAGCGATCACGGCAGGGAGCGGAGAGTAATGGCGCGGGCACAGTTATGGGCACAGGCAGCGGAAAGACAAGCAATAGCAAGCCCTTTCAAGGGCGCACTGGATTGCATATCCGATGTTAGCATGGGTCAGGTGTAGGTAAGATGGGCAGGGCCGCGATCAAATTGGCAGAGTACAAGGCGTCCCGGAAGAGTCCGAAGGGACCGGCGAAGAGACTCTATAGTGTCCCCGAAGCCGCCTGTTACCTGGGCCGCACTGTTGACGGGCTTCGAGAAATGCTATGGGCCGGGAAGCTTCCCTACATCAAGGACGGTCGGCGCGTGCACCTGGACGTGGCCGACCTGGACACCTATATCGAGCGTAACAAGACGAGGTTTACGTTTTGAATCGAGATCGAACAGCCAGGCAGAAAGGCTCTGATTCTTTAGTGGTAAGAGGTAACAAAGCTTGTAAAGACTATACACGCGCGAAGAGGGGAAGCATGCTTTATGCCCGGACAGATAGCCCCCCTACCCCCTCCCCGCCCGGCGATTTTTCACCTCTTCCTCTCCATGCCAACCCGATAAAAAAGTCCCCTGTCCATAGGAGTCCCCATGTTGAAGCGTAAGTTTTCCCCGAAGGATGTTGCGGCCGTGGACGCCTGGTACTGGGCGCACATAAACAAGATTCAACTGCAAGCCGGAGTCTTCACGACAACCGGCCATGAATATCAGATCGAGCCTATGCAGAGCACGGCCAGGGTCCGGGTAGTCAAGAAGGGCGCACAGATGGGCTTTTCGGAAGTGGAGGTACTTCGCAGCCTTCACGGACAGATCAACGGTCGCTATCCTACCGGCGTTCTTTACCTCTTCCCGACAGGTGACGATGTTTCCGACTTCTCACGTGCCCGCTTTAATCCCCTGATTACGAACAACCCGGCTGCCATTGGGCGATACGTCAGGAACACCGATAGCACGAACATAAAGCAGATCGGGACCTCGATGCTTTATCTCAGGTCGGCCAGGGCAACGACCTTGATTGAGGGCTTGAAGAAAGACGCCTCAAAGCTTCGGTCTGTTCCTGCAGATAAGACCGTCTTTGACGAGTCCGACTTGATGGACCCGGCAATGATCGATGAAGCCCTTGAAAGACTTTCGCACAGCGCGGTCAAAGAGGAAGCCTATCTATCGACCCCGAGCATACCCGATTACGGCATAGACGCCCGCTATAACGCCTCAGATCAAAGAGTGTGGATGATTCGCTGCGAGAAGTGCGGGGCCGATACCTGTCTTGAGCTTTCCTTTCCCGATTGCCTGAAACAGAAGCCGGACGGCACTGTTTACCGGGCTTGTCTCAAGTGCGGTTCCGAGATTTACCCGCGTCTTGGTCGATGGGTCCCGCAGTATCCCGGTCGGGAGATCGCCGGGTATTGGATAAGTCAGCTTAATTCGCTCTACGTCGAGCCTGGGTCTATCCTCAAGCTCTATCGGGACCCGCCAAATGGCAACCTTCAGGAAGTCTATAACAGCAAACTTGCTATGGCTTACATAGAAGCCGATAATCGCCTCACCCCTCAAGATGTGTACGCCTGTTGCGGGCAGGACGCGATAGCCCGAGACGAGAAACGGTATCGCTGCGCCATGGGTGTTGATGTAGGCTCAGAGCTTCATGTTGTTATCGGCCGGAAGATGGAGAACGCCCGGAAGAAGATTCTCTATGTCGGCAGGGTAGCCGAATTTTCAGACCTTCACGACCTTGCAGCCCGCTTCAATGTAGCGAGGGCAGTAATCGACCTTTACCCGGAAACCCGCAAGGTCCGCGAATTTAGGCAGGGCGAGAAATTTCCCGTCTTTGGGTGTCAGTACATGGACGAAATTAAGACGGGTGAACGCCTTGACGAAGAGGCCGGGGTTATCACCTATGCCCGGACAGAGCTTTGCGACATGACCCACAATGCAGTAATGAAGGGAACGTATGAGCTACCCCGGCGCTGTCCTGAAGTCGAATTGTACGCCTCTCAGATGTCGAATACAGCGAAGGTGCTCGAAGAGGATGAGAGACGCGGCACGAAGGTCTACAGATACCGGAAGCTCGCAGCGGATCATTACCGCCATGCGACCAATTACTTTGAGCTTGCCATTAGAGATGTATCTGAAAAGCCCGTGCTAACACCAGCCGAACAGATGCTCTTGAGGATGCAGGACCGGCAAGAGAACTATGACCCATTGAGCTTCGGGCTTCAGACAGCGGGTTA